TTGCAGCCATAACATTTTTTGCAAACACTGGTAAAAGTGTTCCTGCTGGTACAGTCAGTGAAACAGCCGCTGAATCATCGACGCATTTCAGGCTTACAACACCTGCGCCACCAACCCACAAAGCTCTACAGCCAGTAAGGTCAGTGGAGTCAGAAGGCGTGACAGCAGCAACACGACGAGCTGAAAAAAGAGCAGTTGGGTTTGAAGGTGTAAAATCTGGCATAAATCATCAATAAAGTTGGGAAGCTAAACAAGCCTTCCCAATAAGTTATACAGCTTTTGTAAACTTGAGGTAGTAAAAAGACACACCATTACTAACCACAACAAAGCAGTTAGTGTCTGTGTCAGCATCTTTAACTACGCCTACAAATCCAGTACCAACAGCAGCAGGAGTACCAAAAGAGGTAGTCAGCTCTGCGGCTGTAGGAGTTGTATCGTTTACGTTGTTGATTGCTTGCTTGGTACGAACACCAGCAGCAGTAGCGTTTACGACAGCAGAATTAACTCCATCGCAAATCTGTACAGCTTGCTCGGGTGGCAAACCAAGTCCAATAAGGTTTGTAACTGTTGGCATATATTCCTCGAAAAAAAGCGGGGTATTTCTACCCCGCTTTAACCTTAGTCAATCGACAAAGTTTTGACGGATTGAAGTTCAGCAGCAGCAGCAGTTGCGCCAACTGTAGTAAGCCCAATCACACCAGGAAGCAGTACAAACGATCCACCAGAAGCATCATCACAGACGCCACCAGTTGCAGTCGTGTATACTGATGACTTTGCTGTGTAGTTGATAAGACGACCTTTAATGCCCTTACCACTTCCACCACCAGCAACTCCACCAACCCAAACCCAAACATATTCGTTTGTATTTGCAGCTACCTGAACTGCTCCAAAGTTACGAACCTTAGTAGCAGCCTCAGTATTGTCCATCTGTACTACTGTGAAGTCATCTTTTACCGATACAAAATCGTATTGAGTAAGAGCTTCAGCAGCTTTACAGAAAATAAATAGACCTTCTGGCGAATGTCCTTGATCACCAAGTTTAGCTGGTAATGAAGGTACAGTAGTCGCATCAAAAGTTCGCTTATAATTCACTCCGAATGATCCTGAACCTGACATATTCTGTTCCTCCTATTCTTTAAGCGTAAATAACAGCCTGAAGTGCAGGAGCTGAACAGCAGAGGTTTCCTTCCACAATGATCACTGTGAAGAAAGCATCCTGATCAACAGGACGATTCATCTCAGGAGCAAGTGGCTTGAAGTCTGCGCCACGAACCATGTCAAACGACCAATACTTAGTATTGAGAAGTCGTACAGAGTTTGTCTCAAGCACTGACGATCCGTATCCACCATCGAATACGAAATCACATCCGTCATAGCTCAGTGCACGGAATCCAGCCGTAGCTTTCTTTGCAGGAAGCTGAATACGCTGAATAGCTGTGAGAGAGCTGTGTAGGAACTTCCAAGCAGTACGATCACAAAGTGCAAGGTCAGGAGTCTCATCACCACGAGTGATTTGAGAAATTGCATCCGTTACTTGTTCTTGTATGTTAGAAGCACTGAGGGTTACGTTTACCGCAAGGTTACGAGCCCAAGTGTTGCTAGTACGGTCGATCTGACCATAAGTTCCTGACGATGGAGAAGTTGAAACTGCCTTTTTAATACCGTCAAACTCAAGTCCACCGCTTCCAGTTCCATCGCCACGAAGCGATGTAGATACGGTATTCTTCAGACGGCTGATAGCAGCCTTCATCTTCATCTCAGCGAGATCAAGCAACATAGCTTGATCACGGTTAGCACGACGATCACGACCGCTGATAGCTACTGGCTCGTATGCTTGCTTGATAGCGAAGCGAAAAGCAGTTGCATCATCGATTGCATCGAGGTTGAAAGAAGAAAATCCAGCGTAGAATCCACCTACAGCCGCATCATTGTACATGATTGGCTTACGGAGTTCATATCCACCAGAAAATTTACGAATAAGACCTTGATCATCCAGCGACTTTAAAAGCGGATTGTGGTGAAGTACCTCATCAGCGATTGCATCAGACTGGTCAAACAAGGTCGCTACGATTGCTTCCTCAAGATTTGCCATTTTGTTGTCCTTAAAGTTTTACTTACAGGACAACTAGGCTTGCGCTAATCGCCACCAAATCGGCGACGCAAGTTATCCCGTAAATCTTTTGATACTACTCTCGGAGTCCCACTACCTGCGGAGCCCGAGATTGAGCGAGAAGCGGATTTAGCCTTTTGGACTACCGCTTGTTTTTGATCCATCACCACTTTTGCAGTCATAGCTTGATTGAGACTGGAAAAAGTTGGGTTGCCAGCTACTACATAGTTATAGGCAGTTTCTAGTATCTCCTCAGGAGAGCCATACTTACCTGTACTTGTTAGCGCACTCACGATTGGAGCCATTTCAGCCTCTAACTGCGAAGCTGTTTCTGGATCTCTAAACAGAGGTTTAGCCGACATGAAGGATTCTACAACCCGTTCATTATAGTAGGCAACGGCAGATTTTTGTTGCTGCTGTTGGTATGCTTGGAACTTCTCATCGGCTATACGTTCAGCCTCCTCTCTGGTAAGGTAGTTTTGCTGTGGCTGTTGGTATCCCTGCTGCAACGCTTGCTGTTGCTGCTGCGTCAAATCCTCAAGACTAAGACCATAAGAGTCCAACCATTCTAACGCTGTTTGAACTGGGTCAGCTTTCATAGCTTGGTCCCAGGCAATAGAGCGTTTAGCTATATCACCAAGTGAAATACCCTGCTTTGCATAATCAGCTTCATACTGTTTGATTGTCTCAAGCACAGGAGACGTTTGTGCCTTCATCTGCTCAATCTCGACCATATGGCGCTGATGGTCGCTTCTAAGCTCGTATGCTCGACGATTCATATACTGCTGTAGGATATGAGCATTGGCAGGAGTAGGATTGAGAAACGCATCTTTCTCAGCTTTATTCATATCAGCTGGTGGAACTACTGGGATGCGCTCAACCTGCGGTTGTTCTACCGCCTGAACTTCCTCCTGAACTTCTTCAGTCTCAGGATTATTATGTTCTGGCGCATCGCTAACAACTGCGTCATCTTCTTTCTTAAATTGCTTAGAAAGAGCTTGTCGAATACTAATCTTTTCTTCTTCATGGTCAGCAACTACCTCAGTATCTTCAGGCGTTAAATCCTGCACTTCTTCTACATTAGTTTGTACATTATCCATTTAGTCTATCCTTCACTTGTCTCATAAAATTGGACACAATCTTGCGTTCTCGTGACTCAACATCACGATCAGGATTGTAGCCACGCTCAAATTCAGTCCCAACCTCAACAGCACCAGCCGCTTTATATGCAGCTCTCAGTTTGCTTTTGCTTGTGTATATCTCTTTAGGATTAAGCGGATTTCTAGTTGGTGGCATTTCATCATGTATAAAGTTATGTGATGCATTTGCATGTACTCGCACCATCACATCCTCTACTGGAACAACTTTTTGTTGTATTGGACACCATTGAAATAATTTATATTTCATAATTCATCCATTGTTGCCAACATTAGCAAGGCTCTTAGTTGTTTGTTCCGTTTAATGTTGTTTTGATATGATTCAACAAGACTAGCAACTTTTTGCCTTTCATTTAATGACATTTCTTTTGGAATTTCAATTTCAACTGGAACAATTTCATTCTGTTCTAAGTTAAGTTTTATATTGAAAGGTTGTTTTGGTTCAGGCTGCTTTACTCCTTTTAGTTGCCGTTCTTGTAAGATTTGTGCAGCTACGTTTTCTTCTTCTATTTCCTGTTGAGTGCGTTTTCGTTTTTTGCGACTTGGTTTATTAAGAATATCAGATTTGTCTGCTGATTCAGCAATTAGTTCGACAGTCGGATTGTAAACCGTTGTCGTAGCAGCAAGGAGGTTTAGACTGATGTTGACCGCACCTGCTGTAAGTGTTGGCTGATAAACCTGTGTTGTTGCAGGTATCAAATTTAAATTGATGAAGTCGCCGGTAACGATGGTCGGTTGATAAACATTGGTCGTTGCCGTAATTCTGTTTAGATTTATGTTCGCTGTGGTTGTAATGGTTGGATTGCGAACCGTTGTTGTTGCAGCAATGGCATTAAGATTTACGTTAGCTGTAGCAGCTACTGTTGGATTATAAACGGTAGTAGTGGCTGCAATCGTATTGAGAGAGATGTCTTGAGTAAGAGCCAGATTGTATTTAGAAACGGTGCTTTCTCGGAAACCAGCACCTCGACCGCAGAGATAAAGAGAGCGTACATCGCTAGCAGTCAACGCTCGATTATATAAACGCACATCATCTAAGCAGCCATTGAAGAATGTTCCTATGGCTGCACGAAAAGACGCGCCAATTCCGAACCGTTCCCAGGTTGTGCTTTGATTGCCACCAAGCGTTACCTGGCTTGCTTCTTCTATTCCGTTAATATACAGCCGAGCGCCAACCGATCCGCTTCCACCAACAACTGCTGCGACGTGAATCCATTTATCCGTGTTTACTGCTGAAGTGCTGGTAATGTCCCAGTTAACAGTTCCAGCAGCGTTTCTGCATAAAAAGTTAAGTAGTGTGTTGGTTGTGGTACTGGCTCGTATGAATATGGATGGGTCGTTTACACCAACGACGCCTCCACCAAAAACCTGTCCAAATCCTGCTGTTGCGGTTTTCATCCAACCGCTGAATGTAAAGCGCCGTCCTCCGAGCGCATCTCTGAACGTACTGTAGTCTTCGCTGACTACATAGTTATTAGTGCCGTCAAAGTTGAGTGCCCAGCCACCATCAACGACCCAATCCGACGAGCCAGTAAAACCACTCATCGTACCGTGATTAAGGCAATTTGAACGGTCGATTAGTTGGTTAACGCCAGTAGAGCCAGCCCAAGGCAACCACCAACAAAATAAACCGTTTTGCGGCGGTCGCCGAGACATATTATGTCACCGTCTGGAATACAGGTTGTATAGAAATAACATGATCTCCTGATGTAGCGGAAAGAGTTTGCCCTGTATTATGAACTACCCAGACAACAAATTTCGTTGGCAAAACACCACCAAAAATCGCTGCAACTGATACACCGGAGAACCAGTATGTAACTCCTGTAGTAGCATCAATAACCATCTCTGCTGCAAACCTACAAATTTGATTTTTTTGATTTGCAGAAGTTACGCTTCTATTTGCATCCGAACCAGTGAATTGATCGGGATATGTAGTGCCATCAGTGATTGCAACTACAAACACTTGAATGGCTCTGTTTGTTGTTGGAGCGACAGTGGTGTTTACCCTTATCTTTCCCGACAACAAATAATCTAGGTATTTGTTAGTAGTGTTATCAATTTCTGTGGATTGACGACCAGCTAGCAGGTTAGTATCAGATGCTAAACTAGCAAGTGAGATTGTTGCCGTCGTAGACGATGGGTAACTAAATTTTACGTCAGCCATTGATTCTCCTTGCTGCTTGTACGAGTCCTATACCTAGTTCTCCATAGCCATACATATCGACCCATTTGATAGTTACGTTTGCCATATCAGACATCGCATCAGCATCTGCTGCGTCTACAATGTTATATCCAACTAATCCGACCATCATATCCTGAGTGATTGGATCATCCATATCGACTGTTTGCAATCGGTTCCCTACGTCGTCAATCCAGGCTTTGATATTAAGACACAACCTACGTTCGCCTACGTCTGACGCTGTACATCCTTCTTCGATAGTAGCGTAGAAACCTTGCTTAATTGCATACGCTTTTAGAGCGCCACAATCGACGGGTTGCCGCACAACTTCAGTTTTGGCATTGATTATATCAGCAGCGTCTTGGTCGCTTTTGTCCTGATATATCGGCTTTTTCAGCTCATCGCAAAGTGCTGTGTAGTCCATAACACTATATAGAGAAAATGCCTGAAGCGTTGAAGGTTACGGTGATATTACCGCCGTTTGGAGTAACAGGGAGTCCACTTGCGGCAACATCAATGAAACAGATAAGTGGACTTGTTCCTGCTGTTCCTGTGTCTTTAAAGATGATCAGTGCTTCCACACTGACTCCTGTGACGGAAGTAAAAGTTACATCTGCTGCATCGAATGTACCGCTTGTAACTGACTTTGAGCCGAGTGTTTGTGCAGTTCCTACCAACGCACTAGAAGCCGAAGTCCAAAACTCATCCGCTGCGTTGTAGGTGTAGGTGCCGGTATCGATGAGCGCAATTTTGATTGTGTCATCAATGAGGTCAACGGCGGAGCCTGATGTAATGCCGAGTGTGCCTGGGTTAAGAATTTTCTCTTTGTATTTTGGATAGAGTACGTTTGTCATATTAGTCCATTTCCATACCTAAAACATTGCCTGTATTATCAGTTATAAGTTTCCCTACACGTTTTTCTGGTTCCTCTGTAATCTCAATACCAACTGGATTACCTAAATCATCGGTAATGATGGTGCCTCGCTTCTTCTTCTTTTGTTGTTGCTGTGGTGCAATTTGTGTCAATGAAGAATTTTGCGCAACATTCTTTATGTTGTCCATTGTCATACGGATTTGCTCAAGTTGCTGCTCCTGCTGTAGTCGTCGCTCCTCCATGAGCTTTTCTTGTTGAGCAAGTCGGAATTGTGTCTGTTGTGCTTCCAACTTCTGAACTTCAAGCAATCCTTGCAGCCTATTATTCTCTGCTGTTATTTCATTCTTTATGCCATCGTTCTGATTCATAGCTTGAACTTTAAGCATATCAACCTGAACCGAATTGGCTTTTATCTGCAACTCTTGTTGCTTCAACGCCAACTCTTGTTCTGCTACATACTGCTCAAGTTGAGCTTTCTGTAGCTGGATATTGCCAGCAAGTTGCTCACGTTGCATCTTCATCTGCTGCTCTTGTGCCGCAAGTATATTGCGCTCATGACCATCCTGAGCTTGAATCTGAGTTGCTTGGATTCGTGCCTGAGCTTCCATTTGAGCAATCTGCATACGAGCTTGCATTTCCTGCATGACAGGGTCTGGAGGAGGTGGTTGTTTAGCTGCCTCCTCTTTAGCCTTAGCAATCTCACCAATCTGGTTAAGTGCTTTGGTGAAGATACCATCAAGTTCTTTGCCAGACTTGAATCGCTTGATTACGTTCTGGAATAACTCAATGCTGAATCCGAGAAGTGGTGGATACTGCTCAATAAGTGACCGCATTTGGTTGAAGAACTCACCAGCGGTAGACATGAGTTGTGCTCCTTCCTGCTGCTCTTGAGCTTGGTCAATCGCAACCATCGAGTCAGAAGCAATCTTGATTCTGTAGTTTATCTTGTCATCATCTCGTAAGAATCCAAGGATTTGGTCTTTAACCATAGCAATCTGCTGCTCTGGCGTTGGACCCATTGGCATAGGTGGAGGAGGTGGCATCATCTCCATGCCTGGCTCACTTGGTGGCATACCCTCTTGCCCCATCTCTGGCATCGGAGGAGGTGGAGGAAGTTCAGGCATTGGCGGTAATACAGCCTCAATCATCCTATCAGCATCGCCAACATCGAAGATTGTCTCTGGATCAAACTGCTCGCAGATAATGGTTCCAAGTTTAGCGATAGCATCAGATATGAACTTGCAGAACATGTTCTGACGCACAACCAGTCCGAGCGATGACCACTGAGACTCTAAGCGATTAGCAGTAGCAGACTTGTATTGCTCGCTTGTTCCACGAAGCAGGTCAGATACTTTCAGTGTTTCGTAAAGCTGCTGCAATGCTGATTGCCGTGCTGCTTGAAGTTGCTGCAAAGCATTAACGTATGGCGCAATGTCCATGAACTCAACGCCAGATTGCAAGCCACCACGAGACTTGTAACTGGGCCAATTCATTACAGGAACCATCTTTAAATCGCCAATCATAAGCTGCTCAACTTGCAATCCAAGTGAAGCATCATAGAGCGCATTAGTGCGAATGGTTTGTGTGACTGCGTGGATACGAGTTGTGAGACGCTCAATCTCTAAGATTTGGTCTTTAACGTGTGCATAGTCTGATACTGGAATAACAGAATCTGGATCGGCACTCTGAGCGATTACAGAGCAAGGATAGAAGCCTTCAAAGTCGATAGGTGGCTCTGACTCGTGGATGATAAACTTCTCAGCAGATTTGTGACCCCAGTAAACCTTTTCAGTCTCCTCGCACCAAATCTCGTATACTTCTGCCTTGCCTTCATACTTATCAGAGTCTTTGTTCCAGTCTTTAGTTGCCTTGTCTGGAAACGAGTCAAAGTGCATCTTGTCGGCAACTTCTACGCCGAATAGTTCCTCTGCTTGTGGTCGTGTAAGATATGCACGACGAGCACGCCATTCTATTTCAGTTTCGTTTCTAGCATCTGAGCAGAAATAGTCGTTGTATTGAACAACGTCTAAGCAAGCATCATCGCTTTCTTTCTTCTCAATCTTAACCTTAGCTAAGATTAAGCCTCCTGGACCTTCACGTTGGCTGATAATCTCTTGAGTAAATGGTTGTCCTTGGTCGTCTACTAGCGTTCCATCAGCAGCAGGGAACAACGCAATCTCCATCTCTTCTTCTTCTATCTCAGCTTCATATCGAGCCCAAAGAACGGCACGACCAGTAAGAAGGAATTGCAAGGCAGAGTTATACCCTACGTTGTCGAATGGAAACTCGCAGTCCATAAGGTACTGGATATTGCGCTCAAGGATAACAGCTGATAACTCCTCAAGAGTGCCGCCAGTGCGCTTACGAAGGCTTACTTCTGCTTTTGGCGTGGAAGAATAATAAGCAGGTAGGAGAGTATTAACACAATACCACCAGACATTAAGTCGTCGCTCAGTATCATTTAGAATCCCCACCTGCTTCTGTGCGTTATAAACACGGATGGATTCTTCAGCCATTTCAATGAACTTCTTGGAACGCTCCTCTGCACGAGTAATCTCTGTTTTCCAATAAGTAGAGGAGAACCGTTCAACTAATGGCTTAATCTTCATATTGTAGCTCTACCTCTTTGTGACCGCATTTGTGCTATATATGCCTGTAGCTTAATCACACCTTTGTTGAATACTTCCGCTGGCTGTTCCCACTTACTATCAATCAGCCTCTCTTTGCAAAGATAACGTAGTGCGTCAGGCAGATGGTCGTTTCCTTCTGTGTCAACGTCCTCTGGTCGCCTTTTATCAATCGCTAGACTTGGCAGAGCTTCTAATAGTCCTGGACAGTTGGTGGTAATATACAACAGAGCTGGCTTTGCAACCAACCGTTGTCTTATCTGCGACCACCCTGATAAACGATCATTGTCGGCTTGCCTGAAGTTTGGATGCTTGTATTTGGCAAACACTGTATGGAATTGGTCGGCAATACTTGGACCACCTTGGTTATTAAAGATGGATGGATCCGCTGCGGCATGGACGTTCTCGCCAACGGATGCTGCGGCAATACGCTCCGCTTGCGTAACATTGTCGATGCCTTTGCCGTGCATTTCTCGATAGATGACCATCGCTCCTTTCGGGTATGGAACCTCATTGCCTCTATCATCCCTTCCAGAACTAACAGCACCCCAGACAGCGGCAAAAGGACTGCGAAAACCCCAATCGTAACCAAGATACTTAGCCCAGTGCTTAGGAATGTTAAAAGGCTGGATAATGTGTCGTGAACTAAACTCTGGAAAGTATGAACCCTCATGAATCTCAAAGTCTCCTTCTAGCCACGCTCGCACCAGCTCAGGACTACCAACCATGTGCAAACGGTTAATATACTCAGGGTCTTGCGCTAATAGTATTTGGTTATCAGCTATACGGCTTGGAATGTAGATGTAATCAAACGATGAGCCATTAGGTAACTCTTTGGTAAGTATCTTCTTACCGTTCGGTGCTGGCTTGATAAACAGCTCTTTGAGCCAATGATGACCAACGCCACCAGGATTAAACGTCAAGATAACCTGCCCACCACCTCTACCTCGCAACGCTCCAAAGAGCTTAAAGATAGGACTAGGATTGGCAAAGTTACCAGCCTCCTCAATCGCTGCATGGCTAAGATTCTGTCCTTGGTACTTCTCAGCATCAGCATCATCGGCTAATGGTCTAAACCGTAACCGTGCACCATTAGGAAACGTAAATTGCTTTTTTTGGTCCTGCCAGTGCGCTCTAAGCGGTAGGTAAATCTGCTTGGCACGTTCTATCAAGTCATCTGCCTGTGGCAGCTCTTTACGAAAGAATATAGCGTTAAATGACTCACCAAGTTGCTCTTGATTGACAGCAAACTTACCCAAGACACCATCAGTCTTACCACCACCACGAGCGCCACCATAGCCTATAAGCGTTATGGGACAAGCAACCAGCATCTCCTGCGGTCCAGGTTGAGGCGACCAAACGATGCGTTCGGTTACTTCATCCACCTAAATATCCTTTAAGCTCTGACAATAAACCCAGAAATCTTCCCACGTAGCCATGTTCTGATGTGGCTCTGACTTATCGCCACACTCGCTACACTCAACCCGCTGATGCTTAGGCATATCCATGTTGAACTCCTCAACAGCACCACAATGAGGGCACTTCCAGAAGTTGTCGTCAGTTTCATCCTTCATGCGGTGCTCAATTCCCATTACTCACCACACCAAAAACGATCATAGTCATCCTTCGTAATCGTATTGCCAAACCGTATAAACCTCACGCCACAACGCCTATACCCACAACTAAGCCAATCATTATAACTCGCATACGCACTTACATGGTCGCACTTAGGACAACGGTAATAGTATAGAATAGCTATTGGCTTCCTACGGAACCCTGCATCTCTAATAGGATTGCGTTTCAAGGTCGTCTCACAAAAGGAAGGCACTCTCTATCGAGAGTTAAAAACTTAACTTGCGCTAAGTTCTTATAGTCAAGCAACGTCTGGAGCTTGTCACTGTTCGTCTTCAGCTATCCAATAAACACATATCACAACTCGAAACAGTAAAAAGGCTGTCAGTATGTGACCGTTGCACCAAGGACTATACTACTCCTCCTCAGATTCCGTATCGTTTTTAAGATACCTCTGCTCAAATTCTTCACGACTCAACGGCTTGGCTGACACAACAGCGTTTATAGTCCCAACATGCTCAACAGTATTAGCCTCAGTCCAACCTAACTTACTCTTACCCAAATACATCAACACCTGCGGGTTACCTGCCATAGCCTGTTCCATCAACCCTCTAGCAACAACCTCCTGCATGCCAGCCTGACCAGCCGCATACTCCTCGCCATACCACTTCGTCAGTTCCTGCGGACTCAACCTACTAGCTATAGCTACAGCACTCTTACTCAACCCAAGTTTCGCAAGCCTCGTAACCATCGCACTCGTCTCAGCATCCTTCTCATACCGCTGATTGCTGTAGTCCTTCCTACGAGGTGGATTGATAACAATCGGCTTAGGCTCAATTACTACTTCGCCAATTTTTATAACTTCAGACTCGCTAGAATCGACGGCTGGTTTTGAATCGAAATCGGAATCAGTTTCGTGGCTCATAGGTTAGAACGGTGGTTGGGTTAAAGAAACGGGATTTTTTAGTGGGAGATGGGATGCCGCCACTACTGCTCGCCGCGCCGCTTTCAAATTCGTTTCCAAAACTGAAATCCTAGTCCATGGCTGGCAAAACCAAGTTAAGCCTCTGAACTGATTTAGGATTTTGGAAAGAGAACTTTTTTCTGGCGCTGCGGTGGAGGGTAGTCTGCTCATATATATTCTACCGCATGATATACCCCAGTAGTTACGCATAGTTATACTTAACTAGTTTTCTACTTCTCGTAAACTAGAAATAGCGTAGTGATACCAAGTAGTTATATATGGATATGTAATAACTACAATCACTTAGCTACTTCCTTGATGAGCTGCCACCAGTCCAAGTCGCTCATACCACTGACACGCTGCAACTCTACCAACTCATCCAGCGAGTATATCCGTTTGTTGCGCTCTCTCTGAACTATCGTGTCCTTCGATACGCCTAGCAGAGTGCCCATAACGGTCTGTGTTACGCCGAGTCTCGACCTTAGTAGTTTGTATAAGACACCAACCGTTCGTCGTTCTCTGCGTATCCTCTGCGCTGTGAGAGGCTTTTTCATCATATCGTATGTTATGATTAGGTTGTTCACCATTTAAACGTAAACGATCTGAATCGAACATGGTAGTGGATTATATACATTGATGCTTATCGTAGCCTTGTCTAAGTGTTCGCTACGCTCACAGTTACTAAGACGAAACGGACCCTCATTTTATTCAAAAGATTCTTCACTTTCTTTCAACTATCTCGTTATGTGTAGCCATATTAGCTAGTTGCAGGGTTACGCAGTAAGCCAGTTAGCTACCGCATAAAAAAGTGAATCGTATGATTGCATACTGTAATCATACTATGTATACTTGGCTTGTGGTTAAGAGATTACCTCTCACCAAATGGAGACTACGACTATGAAACATCGACAATACAGTGACGACTCAGGCGAGCTGGTTTTTCATGAGTATACAATTTTTACGGGTAGCAAAGAGGCTGCGATTGATGCGGCTACGACAGCACAACCACTGTTCAGCGAAGGACCAGGACATAAATTCTGTAAGGTTGACAATGTTGCAAAGCTATCGCCGACAGCTTGGTTGGTAACTTTGGTAATTGGTTGGGACGTATAAGGAGACTACGACTATGACATACAAAGTAACCATTCTGATGAATGCAGAGGCTGTGGCTACCTACTCAGCTTCAACACTCGGCTACGCATACAAGACGGCTAAAGAGGCTTTGTTCACTTGGGGCTCTGGCGTAGTTGTTGAAATTCACAACGGCAAATACCGTGAAATCTTTGAAGGAACAAACGACAGGCTCAAGTGGTGCGGTAGGGACGTTGGCAACAGTCATTACTATCGCAGCGAGTCTGGAGAGTTGTGCTGCTTATATATGGGCAGTGGGTCAGACCGTGAGAATTTTGGCTTTAATTAACATCAAGGAGACTACGACTATGACTAATCCAATCACAGAGCAAGAGCTTGAGCGTTGGCGTAATGAGTACAGCAACCACACCAAGCAGACTGTCAACACTAGGCAGTTGCGGAAGAACATGCGGTTACTGAGTAAAGACGAGTTACGGCAACTGTCGCAAGCAAACATTAACCTCATCTCGCAGCTTGCAGAGCAAGTGCTGTCTGAGAAAGAAGTTAAGAAGAACAAGAAGCATTTAGCAAGTTTACTCAACATTACACTTAATAGTTAGGAGACTACGACTATGACTAATTTGATGGATTTACAAAAAGCAATCTATTTGCTGATTGAGCATCGCAATGGATACGCAAGTTATTCACCTGAGCAAGTTTATGAAGCCAAGCGTTGCTTACTTGAATCAGGTTACTTTGCGCAATGGTATCAAGACGAGACAGGGCATTGGAGCCTAGAGGTAAGAAAATAAGGAGACAAACATGACAATTATCGAACACCTTGGACAACTGGCAGTATGCCTAGTGCTATTTGGCACTTGGTACCTCATCCTCGTAGCTTTCTGGAGTTTCTAGTTATGAAAACAAGTATTCGCCTGATTTTGTATACAATACTTGCAATTAGACCAACTATTGCGAGTGCTCAAACTTACAGTGAGTTAATGCAGGAGGTCTTAGCAGAGAAGCAAGGTTACTACGCTGATGTTGTAGCACCGCAGCCAATAGTTCCAGTTGTACCTGTAGTTCCTGCGTACCCTCGTAACCTGATACCACCAAATCCGTATGGAACGGGTTATAGCATTGTGACAACCCAGACAACTCAGCCTAACTATGTCCAGCAGTACCTCGGTATTCGTGGAGCTACGAGCAATGTGACAGTGACAAGCGTAGTACCTAACAATGCTTGGGGTGCTCCACTTAGACCACCAATCCTGTTCCCGTATCCCTAAGCCAAGGGTTACGCAGTAAGCCAACTTTTTCACAATTCGTGAAACCGTAGGATTGTTGACTACATCCTATGTACACATAGTAGTTAATTTGTTAAATAGTTAATTGGAGACATTATGAAACGACTAATTCTTGTAGTGACAATAGCAACTTGTAGCGGCTGTGGAGTTATCTTACCTGACGTAATGCTCGTAGGTACCGAGCAAGGCATCCGTGCTTATAACGATGGGCAGTCTGCGCTCATCGCTCAAAGTAAGACCCAAAATAAGAACCAAGAGACTCCGTACTGGTCAAATAGACGAGTGCAATCTGGTTACAGCTTTTGGGACCGTCTTAGCCATGGCTTTATCGCTACTAGCAAACCACAGGAGGTACCAACCGATGCTCAGTAAATCACTAACATGGTTCCTCACTACGTCTACAATCGTAGGCGTACCCGTGACAATCGCCATACTGCTAATCGGCATCGAGCGTTCAATACATACGCTCACATGCGAGACTGCAAGATATGGCTGTAACAGAAGTTTTACCCAGTCAGTAGACTACATTGCCGAACAGGTCGATGAGGATACTGATGTAGTAATAACACCAAAAAAGAGTAAATTTACGAAGTAAATTAAGGAGATAAACCATGACTAAAATAACAGAGAAAGCGATGGAGTTTTTCTATCGTGATGATGAAGCAAGCAAGATGCTAAATGCGTTGCTAGAGGACGGCAAACCATGTCGTGTCATTGCTGCGGCTCTTGAGGAGTACATGAACCAACTTAATAGGTTTGAACTAATGGGAATATACCATCAGCTTCAAGTTCATGTAGTGGATGCTACGGACTGGGATGAGGTAGCAAACCGAGCACTATGTGATTGGTACGGCGCTCACTCAGACAATAACTGCTAATAAAACAAGGAGAATAAGACTATGAATGATGCAATTTTTAAGGCGTTTATCGCCGCACAGAAAGAGTTTGGACCAGCTCTAAAGACCAGCACCAACCCACACTTTAGATCACGCTATGCAGACCTTTCAGCGTGTGTTGAAGCTGTAATCGATGCGCTCAATTCTAATGGCTTAGGATTGGTTCAGGTAACTCATCCTTGCGAGTCAGGAGTAAGCGTTGAGACAGTTTTGGTACATGAGTCTGGACAAACCATGACAAGTGGCGTGTTACATGTACCAGCTTCAAAGCAAGATGCTCAAGGCTATGGGTCAGCACTGACATACGCTCGCAGATATAGCTTAATGGCAATCTGCGGCATTGCTCCAGAGGATGATGACGGAAACAAGGCGAGCAAACCTATTGAGGTTAAAACTAAAGACATAAAAGTTGAGCGTGTCTCAGTAGTTAATAAGGCAACAGGAGAAGTAACTGAGGTACTCAATACCACTAAAAAGTCACGGATTGAGAAAACGATCTATGACATCAGGACACTCGCCGAAGAACAGCAACCAGCAGCAGCAGAATATCTGCGGCAACACAGTTGCGAGTATAGCGAAGCACTCGGAGTCTGGACCTGCCCAATCAGACTTCAACGGCTTCAAAGTTGCGTAGTTGAGAAGGTGGCTAATGAAAAGGCTTAGAGTAGAAATACCTAAAAAACCAAAACAATTACGGCGTTATGATGCACCGCGTCCTGGATATAGGCGTTGGACAACTCAAGTAAAACTAGAATTGTTCAATGATTTCTGCAAAGTAGCAGAGAATGAGGATAAGGTACTGATTGACGCTGTTGAAGAAGCACTTAGTAACTGGACATACCATGATGGAGACGTACATGAATAAGCATATCGCATTAGAAGCTCTAGGATACGTTTTAAGCAAAGATAGATACCTTGGTGATGGTCGGATAGCCATGAGGGAAAAGAAAGCCTACACGGCTGGCGTAGAGGCTATAAAAGGCATATTGGCTAATAGACTGGATAGACTTCTGTGGAAAGCTGAAAAGAGTAACACAGACTACGACCGTGCTAGGCTAGATGGCGCACTGTGGTTGTATGAGGTTTTAGAGGACGAAGAATAACAAACTGGCTAGTAGTTCAGTTGGTAGAACAGACGGCTGTTAACCGTCATGTCGTAGGTTCGAGTCCTACCTAGCCAGCCAAAAAAATACCCTGCATTAAACTCAGGTCGTATGGCACATCCATGCCATTCCGAATTTAGTGCAGGGTCAAACCTCGATGACTAGTCGAAGTTTCTTGGAGACATGGAAAGACCATGACTCAGCTAAGGTACCATCTCAAAACCGCTTCTTCAATCCGAACCTCTCAGCAGCTTCATTAACTTTATCTAAGTTTGGTTTTGGTTGTTCTCTTTGTAATTTATCTTTGTAGTTGGATCTTTGTATATGGATCTTTGTATTGGTTCTTTTTGACCCAGGTTGTTGGTTCAATTTGACCCCCCCACTGGTCCAATTTGACCCAGGTAGGCGGTCATTTTGACCCAGGTTAGGCACTGTTTTTAGTGTCCGTTTCATGCCTCGATAGCTAATTTCTAGGTATCCTAAATCAACAAGAGTTTTGATTACTCTCCTAACCGTTGACTCGCTCATCCCAAGTTCTGCAGATATGTGCGCTCGACTCGCAAAGCATGACAATCCTTGCGCTTCAAATTCAGAAACATAGGCAAGTAGAACAGCCTCATCTCTGCCTACTGTTTTTGATATGCGTTTGTTGACCTTGAAAAAAAGGTCATCGTCTGATAATTTATTTTTCATAGAGGAACAATTCCTTTAGCACCATTCAAAAGCCACTCATTCCCGCCAAGGTATCGAGTGGTTTTTTCATTCCTTGTTTCTATTCTTCAGCCATTCTTCAACTTCACTTAACTTGAAACGTCTGGACTTTCTAATCCGTAACATCGGCATGCCCTGACGAATCAGTATTTCAATCATTGGTCTTCCTACCTTGAAATGTTCGATCACTTTGTGTAAGTCGACATAAGGTTCTAATTGTTTTGTATTGTCTTCCATAGTCATGGATGATATGAACTTCCTGTTTAATAATCAATGAGGAATTACATGGCACGACCATTACAAACATGGAAAAACAAGGGTATCGACATAGCCGCATGGAGTACCAAGAACGGCGGTATATCGTTCACCATTCGCAAGACGTATAAACCAAAAGATGCAAACGAGTGGCAGGAAACTAAGACGTTCTTCCCAAACGACCTAGCTGTTCTCGCTGATCTCATCAAGCAAGCTACAACCTGGGCACACGAGGAGTTTGGCGAACCTGTACCACAGATTGATACACGTCCTCCGCATCCCAAGGTCGCCGCTATCGTGAAAGAGATTGTAGAGGATGACATACCCTTTTAGCTTACTTGGAGACGACTATGAGACTAGACCATGGAGAGGCATTTACAGCCGCTATAGCAGGGTTACAGCGGCAATTTAGAGCCATTCAGCGCAATGCTACCGACAACCAAGGCGATATAACCAGAGACGAATTTGCCACTAATATCCACGGCGCTATAGCAGAAGCGACAGTAGCAAAGGCACTAGGCTTGTACTGCAATATGAGCAGTTCAGACCGTGCTGTAGCTGACGTTGGGCACAATATCGAGGTGAGAAGCAGCACCAATCCAAAGGCACTGATGCCAATACGCCACCGAGATAAGGATGATGCCAAATACTACTTTGTGGTTGGCATATATCCCAATCTTAAAATCATCGGCTGGCGTTGGGGTAGAGACTGCAAGCAAGATAGGTACTTGGTAGATAGAGACAAGGCAGGTAATAAATTGGAAAGACCATATTGGGCAGTACCGCAATCAGACCTAAACCCTGAGCTTATCGAGGTGGTACTATGAAGATTTACAGTCTCCACACTATCACTGACGGCAAGTGGCAAGTTCGTCTAACTATCCGAGAGAACGATGATTTTAAGCACCGTTACGAGTCTAGACCAGACCTTCGTGCTCTGGTTGATACTTTCTATGACTCGCCTCCAGAGGAACTAGCACGGATTATTTTAGAGAATGTACTGTCATGCGAGTCAGTCGAGGTATCTCTGATGTGTGGTCCTGGCATTTACATGGAGCGCACATGAGAAAGTCAGCAGAGGAACTAGCTAAAGAGTACGTTGACTCGCTACCACTAGGGCAATACGGCAAAGAGTTTGACGCCTTTATCGCTGGCTTTATAGCGTGCTTAGAAAATTGGAAATGGTATGACAAAGGTGAATCTAGACGAGACGATACAGAAGCGGTTTCCAGCCTCGATGTTCCCAAGCGTTGACGAGCAAACAATGGTTCAGCTTTACCGTGCGTATAGCTGTGGTTTTAAAGAAGGCTACGGACTCTCGCATCCTGCTGTTATAATCGACATGGGTAATAAGCCAACCTTAGGAGAACTATTACATGCCGCTGAACAAAAAAGGTCTCAAGATTCGTAGCGCAATGGAAAAGTTTTACGGCAAGAAGAAAGGTGACGAAATCTTTTACGCTTCCGAAAACAAAGGCACCATCAAAGGCGTAACTAAGAAGAAGAAAAAGTAATGCCACAGGAAAGCAACATTCGCAAAAGTCTTGAACGACAAGTAAGCCTGAACAGACCTTTTCGTACTCCTGGCGAACGGAAAAAGTTTGCTGTGTACGTTAAGAATGAGAAGGGCAACGTAATTAAGGTGCGTTTTGGCGATCCAGAAATGAAGATTCGCAAAAACGAACCAGCTCGCCGCAAAAGTTTTAGAGCACGACACAACTGCGACAGTCCTGGACCAAAAACAAAGGCTAGGTATTGGTCGTGCAGAAATTGGTAATGAGACAGAAACGACCGCTGCGGCGACCAGAGGAACAAGAACAAACGGCGTTTTTCGATTATTGTAGAGCTATGGCGCATGTTCATAGTGGCTATGCTTTGGCGTTTGCCATTCCAAACGAGCGTAAAGCCTCTATACAGCGCCGTGTTGCAATGAAACGAGCAGGTCTTACTAAAGGTGTACCTGACATTTGCGTGCCTGTAGGCAATGATAAATTCAATGCCTTGTATATTGAAATGAAGGTTAAGCCCAACCGTGCTAGTCCAGAACAGATGGACATACTCCGCAAGTTAAACGCTGTAGGTAACTACGCTGTGATTTGCTGGTCGGCTGATGATGCAATCGAAATCATAACTAAGTACATCAATAATCAGTTATGAAGCACGACATGGGAAACACAGAACAAGAAAAGGAATACCATGAAGTGCCAGAACGCAATCTTTGGTTTGCAGTCATTGAGCGAGCGTTAAAAGATTACTGCTACTTCTTTGATAGACTTATCAACCCAGGCTCAACGCATCTCGTATACTCAGACGGTCTAAATCATAAAGACCAGTTTCAACTCAAAGCTATATACGAGTTTAACCGCCTACGTTGGTTTCTATTTGAGAAAGAGCCAGCAGAGTTCAACCTAGCCTACCTTGCTGATCAACTATACGAGGATGGAGACGGTGCCGCTGCAAGCATCCGTAAGGAAGCTATTCGGCAATTCAAAACTCACTTTGATGAAGCAGAGCGTCGTGGGCAATTCATGAAGATAATACACTACATCAAAGAGAATACTGGCGTAGCGTACTCAGAAGCAGCGGATAAGGTAAGCCCGTTACGCACCAAGCGATACAGGCTTAGTCGCTAGCGTTTCTTCTTATCCTTGAGTGACCACACTTGTGACACGCCATAAAGCACAGCACCACCTACCACTGGCTCTGCTGCTGCTGCAAGGTTATGTGCATCAGCCTCAGACACGCCAATGGTAAGCAAGCTACCAGCGGCAAGCGTTAGTAAATGTCTGATTATCGAAAATATAACAAGTTCCATGCGATTCTTCCTGCTTTAGCGTATGTATAAATAGAATGTCTGCAATCACGCTTACTTGGATATTGCCATGGTCCAACATTGCAATTCATCCATGCTGACCAATAAAACCTTACATCACATTGCCTAGTCTTTGCGGCAAAGCGTTTTAAGTCAAGGATAGAGTTAGCCTCCGTGCCATCCATATCAGCTATGCACGGTTTCCTAAGAGTAGGATTAGTTCCATGTCGCTCACAGACGGTACCTCGTAAACAGGACGCTTTGAGAGGATTATCGACAATGACACAGCTAGGCAAAGTAGCAGATACAGCACTAACGAGAGCTTTTCTAGCATGTCCATTCAAGTCACACTCCAGACAAGGCGAGACGTAACAAGTTAGCGGACCTTTTGACTGCTCAATCCGCTGCTTTAATCGTAAGGCTAATACGTCTAGCCGCTTTCTTAATCGTGACTCTGGTATCTTTGCTGCTCTATTGGCTGAGACTATCGTGTATCCATAGAACACATCATGTCTCTGGCATCGCTTGTTTCTAAGACACGGACCATTGACTAAATGCACTCGTATGGTCTTACGTTTCTTTTGTCTCAAGATTGTATCAACACACTCACAACGCTTGCCAAACGAATCTTCAAGCCAACCAACTGTTATAGGCTTGCCATGCCATGTAGCAAGAGTTTTATCGCAGTTCCAAGTGCTGTTGCAGAGTCCTATGTAACTCACGCCTTGAGCTTGTGCAGAGGCTATAAATGCCAACAGCACAATGAGCACTCTCATTTTTCTAGTATCCTATCAATCTTCTGCTCGATACGCTCCAAGCGGTCCTTGATACTACTAACCTCATGCTGCATCACTTCAACGTGCATAGTAAGCTGATATTTGCTTTGCTCTAACTCTTTAAGCGAGTTCTTTACTTGTCTGTAATCCATGCCAACCAGCGATATAACAACGCCAATCACGCCTTTAATTAGCAGGTCAATCCAATACCTAAGCTGTGTAACATCACCTTCCGTCACAGATTTCTAGCTCCGCTTCACTATACGTATTCATAGCAGTCATGAAATTAGCGAGAGCTGCACGGCTAGAAAGAATCGCCGTTTCTGTGCCTATCGTTCCGTACATAAGACCAAGCAAAATACATCCGTGCGTATCCTCTTTGGTGTTACCAGCATGAATAAGTATCTGGCTACGTCCTGGGACATCCATTACTTGGAATACTCGTCCAAACTTAGGCGAGTTATGAATCTTAATCTTGTACTTGCCAGCAGGAATACAACTTTGCTGCGGCTCGTTATCAAACCAACGGTCCTCAAGCGTAACAAACATAGGACGAGCATCAAGGCATAACACGCCAAGCATGGCATCTTTATACTCTGATACTCGTACTAATTTGAGCTTCATGCTTCTAGTGCCAAGACACGAGCTTCAAGAGCTTCAACTTTGGCGTTTAGTTCTTTAATTGCAGCGGTCAGAATTGGCGTAATCTTGCCGTAGTCAACTCCTTGGTATTTAGGTTGTCCGTTTTCGTCAATATCATCTTTTATGCCGGAAACAGCGTGAGGAAAGACTTCTGCGACTTCATGGGCGATAAAGCCTTCGGATGATTCAGAGCTGTCAATCCAATCGAATGAAACGGGCTTTAGCTGCAACGTCCTTTGCAATCCGTCGGCTATCGGTGCTACGTTTTCCTTTAATCTATAATCAGACGAGGTATTATAATTTACAGCGTTCGTGGTCGTAACTCGTGTAACAGATCCGCAAATTCCATTTGTTGAGTTTCTAAAAACTGCGAAGGTAGTACCGCTGGTGTCGTTGTTGTCTCTGATGCCAAGACCATTTTGAGTCGCATCATACGCAAGGCACATTCTATCTGCGCTAAAATTGGTGGTAGTATTTACGAATAGAAAACCTCCGGCAGTAATTCGCATCCGTTCGCTAGCGGTGCCTGCGCCATCTGCTGTTGTAGCAAAGGTAATACGTCCAGGCATATCATTTGAAGCGCCAGGAGTTCCGTCACACCATCCAGCAACGTATGCGGCTTCCGTAAATCCTGTCCCGTTCGCACCGGAAAAACGTAAAACGCCTAAAATATCTCCGCTTTGCACAATGGTATTAGTGCCAACAGTAGCACCACGAGATTTTGCAAAATCTATTTGAGTTCCTCCGGTATCAGCACTAAATCTAGTAATTTGACAGCGAGTAGCTGTACCAGCTACCTCAAAGTCATAAGTCGGCGCAGTAGTCCCAATACCTACACGATTGTTAGTGCGATCTACAAACAATGGAGCTTCTGCAATGTTTGTAATTTGGAAGTTAGTTCCATCATAAACAACACTAACCATGTCGTTGGCTTTAAACTCATTACCAGCAAGTGCAGTTCCCTGACGCTGCATAGTTGTTGCAGCAGTTCCATCAATCTTTAATGTAGCTGCGGCACCGTTAGCTGCGTTAGCTTTAAACACATATTGAGCACCAGTTGTAAGAGCTGTAATGGTTGGCGTAGCTGTTACAGTAAATGCTGTGGATGTTCCACCAGTAGTACCAAGATATGAAGATGTATTGTCTTGTACTTGAGCTACAGTAGCAGCATCATTTCTAGCTGTTCCAGCACCAACATTAGTTATGCGATTAGCACCAAGATTAAGATTACCAGTAGCAGCGTTAGAACCATCTTTGTTCAAGCATTGGTTAATACCATTTTGGAAGTCATCGTCCTGCGTGTCGTGGCGTCCTGCTTCAATGCCGATACCTAGCGAAGCATCGCCAGTCCAACCGTTAGTGCCGTAGTTTCCTTTGCGGTATGTTCCACCTGACCAGCCCATAAATCACCTATGCTTTACCCAATACAGACTTTATATTTACGCCTAACTCTTGAGGATCAAGATTTAAAGCATTTACAATATCACCAACCGTAAACTTTTGCTTAGAACCGTACTTTGCTAAAACTTTGTCTAGTTTTGATTGACCAACAGCATCTGCAATTTTAGCTAAATCATAATCATCATACTTTGACAGATTCTTATCTGTCGTGGTTCTAACTATATCACTTTCTGCAACCGTATTATTTGAATACTCGTTACGCTTTGTGATTACTTTGCTTACATATTTCCTAGTCTCTGCTGGAACGTATGCTACTTCTAAAATGTTTTCCCAAGTTGGTTTCAATCCTTCTTTCTGCGTTCTAGCAATAGCTCGTTGCAGATTACCTGGACCCCAATTATATGCTGCCAATGCTAGTTTCTCATCGCCAAACTTATCCATCATTTGATTGATATAGCGTGTGCCACCTTCAATGTTCTGCACTGGATCTGTTGGGTCTACGCCAAGTGATTTAGCAGTCGCTGGCATTAACTGCATCAAGCCAGTAGCTCCTTTCTTGCTTTTAGCTTGAGGCTTACCAGCAGATTCAGTCTGAATAATAGCTTTGATAAGCGGAGGTTGATTGCCGATCAAATCACTGATGTTTTGTTTTTCAGGAACAACAACTTGCCTACCAAGCGTACCAAGTAGTTTTTCAACTTCATCAGCAGTAAATGTTGGGGTTGGTTCTTTTGGAACTTCAACTAACTTGCCACTTGTAGTTAGTTCTAACTTTGTTTCAGAAGGCTTAATGTAAGGCGTAGCAAGTTGAGCAAATGTTCTGCCAGTACCACCTTCAGTAAGAGCATATCCAAGTTTAGATGCTATCTGCTGAACTGCTGGATCCTCCATGATTGTAGCAAGATAGTTTTTGCCAGCTTGTGAGCGTCCAGCTTGCATCAATGCGCCAGCAAGCGCAGGAACAACATTACCGCTTTGAGTGCTCATTTGTGCAAGGGTACCAGCACCACCAGATGTTCTAGCCTGTCCAGCAATATCCTCCATCACATTACCAGACAAAACTTTTCCAGCTTTGCCAAGGAACGCAGTTGATAAATCAGCAGCATCGCCAAATTGTTTGTTAAGTGTTTTGACAGTTTGTAGAGCTTCTTCTGGAACTTTGCCAAGTTTAGCCAATATTCCAAGTCTATTCTCTATCTCCTCTCGCAAATCTTGTCTGATTGCTTTTTGTACTGTTGGAGTGAGAGGACTCTGATCCCAAGCATAGTTAAGACCAGTTTTTGCTTTTTGCAAATCAAGCAAACTACCACCTTCCTCAAACTGAGAAATGATAGCATCTCGCTCTTTCGTTATTAGCTTTTGCGCTTCTTCCTTCGCAGTACCACCAAGATTAGAAAGGTACTTGTTTACATTCTTCATTTGGAAATCTGCAAATGGGTCTGCAAGTTTATTTGCATCCTCAAGTACAGTTCCAAGTTCGGCACCAAGTGTACGCTTATAAACCTCGATGTTTGCAGCATTAGTCAAAACATCTGCTTCGGGATTTATAAGACCTTTGCTCTCCAAAGACTTTAATGTTTGAACAACTGGAATCTTTTCCGCTGATGGAATACCAGCTTTCTTAGCTACATACTCTTTGATGTTTCTGCTTACATCCGCAGGACTAAGATTATACGCAGATAGTTTCATTCTATCAGCTTCGGTGCCAAGTCTAGTTAAAAATCTGCCACCTACATTTGAAACAACTGAGCCAGCAGTTCCAAGTGCGCCAGTAAGTAATCCAGTTGAAATCCGTGAATCTCCTTCGCCAGCTCCATATCCAGCTACAAATGCTTGTGATGGGACACTAGAAACAAGAGCTTGAACTACTTTACCACCAGGGACACTAACAGCTTTTTCAACAACAGGCTGAACGAGTTTTCCAACAGTGCTAGTAGCAGTTCCAGTTTTGCCAACTTGTCCGATAGCTCCAAGAGGATTAAGAACTAATCCACTCGCAATAGGTAATGCAGTTGAAACTACTGGCGATGATGCAGAAAACGCTTTGTTTTGAGCAGCTATATCAGCCAACTCTTGCTCATAAGAGCGACCAGAAAACAATGAAGCAACTTTAGCCTCTGCCTCATCTGCAAGATTAAATGTTGGTCCTGCTAAATAAGAACGAGCATAGCCAAGCACCTTATCAAGCGTTGGTCCATAAGATGTAGGAGCAACTGTAGGAGTAACAGGCTTTCCAAGTGCCGCTAACGATGCTTCAATATCCGCTGCTTGATTATTTGGATCCGCCATATTTTAAATTCCTGTAATCGTTTGCCAGCTTATCAAGCTCTTGGTTTTCTTGCAGAGTAAGATTGTCTTTGCCTTTTGCGCTTAATTGACTCAGCCTAGTAGCTATTTCATTTAACTTTGATTGATCCATTCCTGTAGCTTGCGCTGGTGGAGTAGTTGTTCCTGCTGTTGTCTTGCCTGTGCTTGTTTGCTTTTTAGATAGTGAATTGATTACTTCTTCAAATGTTGGAGCATCACCAAGATATGAAATAGGATGCTTACCTAGTCCACGATCTTTAGCTAAGTTGTCATAGAAGGCTTTTGTATCATTATATGAATTAGCTTGAGCCTCATACGAGCGTTGAGCTATTCGCAAAATTCCTTCTCTTACCTCAGTTCCTAGTCCACCTTCGCCATTAACTGCTTTTTGTAAAGCTCCTTTCCATTGTTCTGGAATACTTTGGCTGCTCATGATTGCAGCTTGTTCACCTTCTCGTACTGCCATTCCTGGTTCAATCAACTGAACAGCTCGACGCACAAGTTCTTGAGTAGCAACAGCGGAGGGATCCTTAACAGCTTGTCCAACTACAGCAGCAGCATTTTTAACTAAACTAAAGTTTTTAACCTCTGGAAGTGCGTTAAACTGGCTGCGAATCTTGTCATATTCTTCAGCTTTCTTTGTTGTTAAAAATCCGTCTCCTGATGTACCCGTACCACCAAACAAACTTTCCTTACCAGTTGGAATCAATCCTTGCTCGATGCCTTTAAGCATCAACTGTTGATTAAACTGTTGTTCATTTGCTTTAGCTGCAAGTTCATTCTGTAAAAGAATAGGATTAATATCAGTCAATCGACTAAGCACATTAGTTGGCGTATCTTGCTGTTCTAATGCTTTTAGGAATGTTGCTCGCTCTGCTGCTGGCTTTGCAATCAACTGCGTAGCTAAGTCTGATGCCTGAATTGATTCTTCTGTAGCTTGCTTCTTAGCTTGATAGCCAAGCAATCCAGAAAGCAACGCTTGACCAAGTGCAATGCCAAAGTTAGCACCAGGCTTACCGTAAGGATTATACAGCGATGGAGCAGCTTGAGTTAGACCAAGTAATGCTATGCCGTAAGGATTTTCAGCGCCAGTAATACGCAATCCGCTAAGGGCATTTCCAAGAGTAGTAGGTGTTGTTGCATCTGCCATTGTAAATCCTATTTTAACAACTGATTTGTTACGCCAACACCTATGCCAGTTCCAATACCTTGAGCTGCACTACTCCAAGGATTTGGTCGTGGTTGTTGTCCATATTGTCCCATAGCTTGCGCCGCTGCTGCATCTCGCATTGCGTCTGCTTGAATTTGTGCTGCTCTTATAGAAGCTCCACCACCAGCTTTAGCCATACGCTCTTGAGCTTGACGATTTAACTCAGCTTGTTGTGCCTCTGTTCTAGCTGCAAATCCTAACTTCCAAGGCTCAGAACCAAGTTGTCCAATCTGAAATGGCAACATGCGACCAGCTACATTTTGTGTAAATCCTTGCTGTTGATACTCAGCACCTTGCGTAAATGCTTGGCTCATAGCGTTCTGCCTAGCAGCGTTTTGCGAATCATTAAGCATCTTCATTTGAGCTTGATACGCACCACTATTAGGATCTATTCCTTGCTCTGCCATGCGCTGACGAAGTTCCATCTGCTGTCGCTGAAACTCTGGACCCATTGTACGTTCAAACTGACCCATTACGTTCTGACGAGCTGACTCAAGTTGGCTTGAAAAATCTGGCATACCTTGTGCAAGGCGTTGCTGTTCTTGTGCCCAAGCCTCATTCAAATAAGCACCGTAATCAGTTCCCATTTCTTGAGCTTGCTGTTCTGGTGTAAGACCTCTAAATGCCGCTTCAGGAGTTCCAGGAGTAGCACCAGGCGTTCCACGCTGCTGATACTTGTTGATAGCGGTATTGATACGGTTAGTATTGTATCCGAGCTGCTTACCAGTTCGATTGATAGTAGCAATCGCCGCAGTATGCTCAGGAGAACCAACCATTAAGCTACCAAGATTGCGAACTGTAGAAAGATAAGTTTCTCTAGCTTGAGTCTTAGCCGCAGTTGGATCAACCTTTGGCTTGCTAGGAGTCTTAGTTAATGCGCCACCTGCTGGTTTAGTAGTCTTTTTAGCTGCCATATTATACCTGTCCACCTAAATCATAACGTACTTCAAAGCCAATAAATTGGCATGGTGAATTTTTAATGCTTCCACCAAATCGAATAGCCGCACAATGTCCCTGCCCTGCTGTTGCAAAACGGTCAAAGATATAATCAATATCTGCTGACCATGGTTGATAATATGCTGCAACTGTTATCGGTGGGACTGCTGGATCGCCAGGTACTCTATATGGAGTATATGCAGCTCCATTGCTTCCCCATTGAGAACCCCAAGCTGTAAATAGACTAATAGGTGTAGTAACTGAAGTAACAACCGCTTGTCGTTTAAAGTCCGTATCCAAGCCAAGGTTAAGCGTTAATCCTCGCTTTGCCTTCATTAGTGGTCGTATATCTTTGAAGGCTTTATAGTTGCCTCTACTGCCATAAAACGAAAACGCACACCGAGCTTGAAACGCTATAGACTCACCAGTACCAGTGCCAACTACAGCATCAGCATAACCAGTCTCACCTTGATAAATCTTGCCAGTATTTGAGCCATAAAAAGGCAAGTTATTGTACTTGCAAGAAGCAATACTGTGCTCTGTTGAATACAATGAAAACTGCGTCCATGCTTTGCTATCAATGCTATAAACAAGAAGGGTTGTAGTTGATGTTGAATCTGGCAAGGTAACGTACACTCGTCGTCCCGCTGGATAGAAAAACCCATTCCACATCTCACTCAAAGCAACTTGTGTTGCATACTGAGTAATCAATGGATTTATTTTATAGCTAACTACATTCAATGCTTGTTCTGGGTCTGTTTGAAACAATGCGGATACAGGGACAATACCTTGTTGAGTAATTATCCAAACATCTTGATTAACACGAATAAATGCTTTTGCTCCAAGCGGCTTTCCTATAATGAAATGTGCTACAAGCGACCAGTTTGGATCATCCGGTGAATATCCAGAGTAAAGAACTATTTCTCCTTCGCTGGATACAGCCATAAACAAATCTTGCGATGTCTGAGCTGTCTGATTTGTATAACTGTTAGTAAAAAGAAGATAACCACCACGACGAAAGATGCCACTAAAGTCGTATGATTTGAGAGTAGAAGAAGCACCAACAAAAGTTGCGTTTTCTGTGGCGTGATACCACATCAACATTGAATTCTTTTCAACAAAGTATAGCCGCAAGCGATAAGAAGATACGTTGCAAAGTTTTGCCAAACCACCAGAAGGACCACCACCAGCATTTATATCTGCTGCTACTCCTGTTCCTGTATAAACTTGTGGAACATCCAATCCGCTGTTGTTAGCAACATAAAAGTTTCCACGGAACATCTCCTTGTTCCATGCACCAGAATTATAACCTCCAACCTTGCTGATATTAGTTACAGTGCCAGTGCTATTGATTGAATATAGCTTTGTACTTTGTGCTGCGATTAGTTGAGCTGTTCCATCTTGCAATGGATATTCGTGCATGAATTGAACAGGTGATGCAGTTCCTAAATCAGCAAATTGTTTATATCCAAGACGTACTGTTGGAGCACCAGCGCCAGGAAAGATATTTACAAGTTCCAATGCACTTGTTGGCTCCATGTTATCAATAGGAGTCACCAAGTCCAACCCATTGGATGGTGGTGGCATTGTATAACCTTGGAGCGCCATTATTAAATGTTTCCTCTATAAAATGGAGACTGTGGCATCATTGTTTGTTGTTGTAACTGTTGTTGGTTGTCAGAAAACTGTTGGTTTTGCAGCATTGCTGGACCTTTGCCAAGACCAGCTATTCCTTGTCCAAATCCATTTTGGAAATAATTGAAATTTTCATTTTGCATTGGGAATTGCATGGACGCTGGTTGATTATACATTCCAGTAAGCTCATTAAAATTAGGAGTGCCGCCAGTGTAATACATAGCCTGTTCATCTTGTGGTAACGGTGCTGGTGGTCGGAATGTTGGTTGTTGTGGCTGCTGTCCAGGCATAGCTTGGAATGGAGGTTGTGGTCGTTGCTGTGGCTGTGGTCGCTGTTGTGGTCGTTGACCAGGCAAAGCACCACCAGATGAATTAACAAGCTGACCTTGTTGATTGCGATATACGCCAGGAGATAGACGTTGCAATCCTTTATTTTGTCCAATTCCTTGTGCTATTCCAGCCATAATACCACTTGGTGGTGGCTTGCCTACTGGCAATGATGTTACTCGTCCACCTCGTGGCGCTGCTGCTAATGCTCCTTTCAATGCTGTTCCTTTTGCTGCCATATAGTCCTTATTTTTTCTTTGCAAATTTTCTTAAAACATCTCCGATTGATTCTTTTCCTGGTTTTGCTTGAGGCGGTATTTGCACTTGTGGTGGGTTTGGTGCTGGAGGTCGCACTTGTGGACCAGGCATCCCTGGTGCAGTTTGACCTGCTTGTTGGGCAAAGGTTGATCGACTAAGCATAGCGTTTATGTTAGCAAGAACATCTTTTTCAGACTTTGCGTTTGACGTCACTGCATTTACAAGCATACCAGTGTACTGCTCTGGTTTTACTTTGCCATCGACATCTTTATAAATGTTGCGAATCATTGGATCGATTTGCCCTACAGCAAAATTTGCTAAAGGATTTGAAAAGTCTACATCCCAAGCATTTCTGCTAGTTTTGCCATCGATGTTTTTACCTACGTTTTGATATTTAGTTTTGCCATCAAGCCCTACGTTGAATGTAGATCCATCAGCCAGTGTCACATTGTATTTGTCATCAGCAACTCCGGTCTCTTTTAACAATCCTCGGAAATCATCACGAAGTAGTTGAGCGTCTGACTTGCCAGTGGTCATCATTTTGCCAATGGAACGTTTGCCCATTAAGTTTAATGCCATATTTGGCAAAAACCCTGTAGTTACATTGACGCCCTGATTTATCCAGTCGGCTCTATCGCCCCGACCACGGAGGATGTCTTTCATTCCAGATTCCCACATGGTGCTTGCCATTCCAACGGCAAGTGCTACTGGAAGCGCCGCAGACGCCGCTGTGCTTAATCCTGCTGAACTAGCAGCTCCCGTTCCAGCTCCCGCTGCTCCTGCTGTCCCTGCACCTGCGGCACCAGCCGTTCCCGCACCTGCACCAGTTGCGCCACCTAGAGCACCTGCACCACCTAGCGCAGTTGGCATGGCTGTTGCTCCTGCTGTTCCTGCCCCGCTACCAAATAATCCAGCTACATTTGGAAATCCTGCCATTGCTTCTCTAGCAACTAACAAACCTCCGATAGTTCCACCTGTTTGTGCTAATGCTGCATTTTGCTCTGCTGATGCTTGTTCTTCAGCTCTTTGTTGTGGAGTCTTTGGAGGTCCAAAACTAGCTTGAACAGCATTATACGCTTCCCAAGGACGAAATCCTTGAGATGTAAGAGTATTGTAATAATCTTGCGCGTTCATACCTCTAGCTGGTGGTGGTGGTTTTTGCATTGCCATAATTAAGTCCATGTTCCAAATACTGCGGTGCCAGCACGAGCAAACAGTTCTGCTCTAGTATGACCACCAGCATAAATAATTTTACTAACTTGTTGCCGTGAGTAATCCTCATTCATCTGAACAAGGTATCGAGGTTGCACTGTACTAAGTCCATGAATCTCAGCAAATCGCTCAAGCATACCCTGCTCAAGTGTTTTTTGATTAAATACTGTTTCATCACTATCAGCTAAGAAATCACTGTATGCGCCATTGTAATACGTCCAAGTAACTCCACCATCAGAAACAGAACCGCTTGTGTGAGTTGGAGGAGTAGCACCAGAAGTACCGCCAGCAGTAGTCTGGTAGTAGTTGCCATTGTAAAACGTATACGCATTAGAAGCGTATGCAGTTGAAGCTGCCCATATTGCAGGACGTACACAACGATCAGCAATATATTCAAAGATAATTACATTACCGTTCTGTGATGCTGTAGGAGTTGGAGAAATTAACAGCTCATTATTGGTAAGACCACGAATCTGAAAGCGTTGATATACAGTCGTATTAAGACCATATCCACGAATTTCAGCATACTCTTGCGGAGACATTGGACCGAGAATCCTCCAACGTGTTGATGAATTCCAAAACGTCTCATAGTGATACCAAGAAAACGCTGATGGTAAGGCATACGTTGCTTGCCCTGCCACCAGCGTTATCGATGCAGATGCGTACATCTTAGACCAGGGAAACGCATCAGCAATTTCCCTGTTTATACGCTGTGCAATGACGCGCAGTTGCTTAGTAGTTGTTTCAGTCGAATTAGTCACACCGCTTTCAACAGTGTATCCTGCTTCGTTTGCTACGTTTTGAACTGCGGTTGCTAAACTCATACTTTTCTTGGTCGTCCTCTACGCTTTGGAGCTTCAGGAACTACTTCTTCCTCAAACTCATCTTGGCTACCTTCTTCAACCGACTCATCAACCTCGATAGAACGGATCACCTCCTTTCGATGTGAACGAAGGTCAGTGCCTTCGTTACCTTCTACTCGTTGCAGTAACAACTCTACCTGTTCTTCTAATTTAGCTGTTCTCTTTTGCTCACGCTCAAGCTGCTGTTTAAGAGCAACTACGTTGAATTGAGTCGAATTAGCTGCTTCCAACCAATCCTTAGCCATCTTGATAAATCGTCCAGTTGGTCCAAGACGCCGCTTAATCTCATCATGAGCTTCTGCAAGTTGCTCAACAGTCTTGAATCCAAGATGCTGCAACTCACGAAGCGTAGAACCGTTCATCAATGTCCACTCAGCAAGTGGCGTTCCGCTTACTACAACCTCACTACCAGCCTTAAATGCAGCATATAGCTCTGGGTAATCAGCTACGTCTTGTGGCTCAATTTTACGAACAGTCTCATCACCACCTGGATATTGAATAGAGATAGAAGGAATCTCATCAAAAATTGCTCGTCCAGCGACAAGCGATTTCTCCTTATTTTCATTATATGCATTGAAAAAACGAACATTAGCGCCATGAAATCTTTTTTTAGGCTGCATCTGTCCATTCATTAAAGTGTTCCAGTCAATCTGTGCCATGTTTCTTATCCTATGTGTTCCATTTGGCAGACAAATAGTTTTCTACCAAACTCACATTATCTGTAGACAAGATTGAATTATATATCAGAATTTCGCAAATCATGCCTTGAAAGTAAGTTCCTGGATCTCGACCCACATATTCTGTCGCAGCAGAACCTAAACCAAATCCGGTTGCGCTAGCATTGCTTGCAACTTGTGTTTTATTGACTCTCAGTTTGCCTCCACCTGTTCCTACAGTGACGGTTACTGTAGATTGATTGGTCATTGTTGCATTGCCAAAAAAGTCTAAAACGGTCCCTGCTGCATTTCGACAAACTACATACGCATTTGTTGTGACCATTCCGATTGACAATCCTGTACCACCTACGATCAATCCTTGCGCTCTATTCTCAAAGCCATAGGTGCCCGTCCGAGTCGGCTTTGCCACCATAAAATATGTAAAATTGGCTAATGGTGTTACATTTGTTGCGAAGTTTAAAAACTCAGTTGTACCGTTGAATTGCAATGCTGGTAGTCCATTAACGCCATTTGCTGCACTTCGCCACTTCGGACCAGTTCCACCGCTGTTAACTAAATTCTTATTGTTTGTAGATCGATCAGTAGCGGTATAAACCGTAGTATTATCGGTCGTAATTAAATTACCGCCTGAATCTTTAATGCCGTTATCAGCAGAAATCCATGAAAGAAGTCCAGTGATGCTTTTTGGATCAAAGGCTGTTTTGCCTCGTCCTACCGTAATAGCGACACCACCAACGCCTATAAGCATGGCAAATCCTAATTTAGTACAGTGCCACAATAAGTGTAGCAGTTGTTGCAGCCATAACATTTTTTGCAAACACTGGTAAAAGTGTTCCTGCTGGTACAGTCAGTGAAACAGCCGCTGAATCATCG